TTCCTGACGGCGTAATGGGTCATTTCACCAAAACAGAGTACAAATTCAACATATCTGTAGGTGATATTGAGTGCGAAGTGCTGTTTCGCGGGCTAGATGACGCTAACGACGTAAGGCGATTGTTGTCGCTACAGGCTAGTTTTATCATTTTTGACGAGTTTCGGGAGATTCACCCGGACATTTATAACGCCGCGCAGGGTCGTGTAGGCCGTTATCCCGATAAAATGATGAACGGTGTGGGCTGTGTAGACGACGATGGGAAGTCTAACGCGCACATTTGGGGTATGACAAACCCACCAGATCAGGACACTTTTTGGGAAGAATTGCTCTCAGACCCCCCGAAAAACGTCCATGTGACTATCCAGCCGTCGGGGCTAAGCCCTGAAGCTGATTGGACTAAATTCTTACCCGATGATTACTATGACAACCTTGCTCAAGGTAAGACAGAGGACTGGATTGACGTCTACATCAACGCCGAGTTCGGTAAATCGCTGTCTGGGCAACCGGTATTTCGCTCCTTTGACCGGTCGTCCCACGTAGCCAAGGCTCCGATTAAGCCGATGTTCTCCGATGACCCCCTTATAATCGGAGTAGACGCGGGGCTTACCCCGGCGGCTGTGATAGGCCAAGTAGCCTACGACGGGCGATTGGTCGTATATAACGCTGTCATTTCCGACGGGATGGGTGCTTTGCGCTTCGTTCGGGAGGTTATTAAGCCGATTTTGGTGAACAAGTTCCCGGGGCGGCGTTCGATCGTTATAATTGACCCTGCTGCGTTTCAGCGCGTGCAGACGGACGAGCGGACAGTTGCAGATATTTGGCGGAACGAGGGCTTCATGGTAAAACCAGCCCGTACTAACGCCGTAGCTGCACGTATAAGCGCGGTCGACAACTTCCTGACTAGGATCGTAGACGGTAAGTACGGAGTCATCCTTGACCCAGAAGATGCGTCACCGTTGGTGCAGGCTCTAGCCGGTAAGTACAGGTATAAAATCAACACGAAAGGAGTCCGCGATGAGAGTCCGGAAAAATCTCACCCGTGGTCAGACATTGCAGATGCGTTCCAGTACCTGTGCTTACATGCTGACGGCGGTGAGGTGTTCGGGAGCTTTTCGATGGCGGATGAGCGCAGAGAGGTTGTCCGTGTCTCGTCGCGTGGCTGGACCTAATCTGTTGACGAGTTAGCAGATAGACGCTATTGTGTACATACATCGCATATGTGAGATTGATATAAATGGCACTTGGTTCCGCTTTGATACCGGTAGCCCGTGCCTCTGACTTAGAGGCTGCGGCTAAACGCGCGTCTGCTGAAAAGCAGGCCAGCCCGATAATTCAGGGGTTAGCTGCTCATGTTCGCCGTCGCTGGGAAGTGATGCGCGACCACAAGCGTACCACCATTGACGACCGTCTGTCCAAGTGCGTTCGCGCAAGGAACATGGAATATGAACCTTCCAAACTTGCTGAAATCCGCGAACAAGGCGGTTCAGAAATTTTTATGGGTATCGTTAGCACTAAGTGCCGTACTGCTACTGCATGGTTGCGCGATACACTTCTAGGTACAGGCTCTGACAAGCCTTGGTCGCTTAACGCTACTCCGATCCCAGAAGTCCCTCCGGAAATTGTTGCAGACTTGCAGAAGATTATGCAGGCGAACTTGCAGCAGTACTACGCCGAGGGTAATGGGCCTATTGACCCTGCTGACCTGAAGAAACTTGCGTCCGGTATGAAAGATACTGCGATGCGGGCTATGAAGTTCGAGGCCGATAAGCGCGTTACACGCATGGAGCAGAAGATGGAAGACCAGCTCGTTGAGGGCGGCTTCGTCAAAGCTCTGTACGAGTTTACTAACGACCTTGCTACGTTCCCGTACGCAGTTCTGAAGGGTCCGATTCCTCGCAAGCGTAAGGCGATGAAGTATGTACAGGGCGGCTTGGCCGCTGTTGACGTACTGCGCGACGAGTGGGAACGCGTTGACCCATACAAGTTCTTTTGGGCACCTTGGGGCGACGACATCCAGAGTATGCCGGTCATCGAACTGCACCACCTTACACGCGACGACGTTGAGGCGATGCTGGGCGTTGAAGGTTACGATGAATCTGCTGTGCGCAGTCTGCTGATTGACTTCGGCTCTACCGGTTTCGACTGGCTAGACCAAGACGACAGCGATATGGAAGAAGTTACTAACAAGGACTTCGACGACGCGGGCGGCGATGTGATCGCAGCAATTCAGCTGTGGGACACTATTCCCGGTTCTGTGCTTCTTGAGTGGGGCATGGACGAAACCGAGATCGAAGACCCTCAGAAGTCTTACCCCTGTGAGGTTTGGATGGTAGAGAACATGGTCATCAAGGCCGTGTTGAACTACGACCCTCTAGGCCGTAAGCCGTACTACAGTACCTCATTCGAGAAAGTCCCGGGCCGTTTTGACGGTAACGGGGTTGCCGACCTTTGTATCGACGCCCAGAATATGTGTAACGCAGCCGCTCGTGCGTTGGCAAATAACATGGGTATCTCCTCCGGTCCTCAGGTCGGCGTTAACGTAAGCCGTCTTCCAGCCGGCGAAGACATCACTCAGATGTACCCGTGGAAGATTTGGCAGTTCAAACAGTCTGAGTATGGTGACGCCTCGGCGCCGATCCAGTTCTTCCAGCCCACCTCTAACGCGGGTGAGCTTATGGCTGTGTTTGAGAAGTTTATGACCCTAGCGGACGAAGTTTCGGGTATCCCCCGTTACATGACGGGTCAGCACGTTCCCGGTGCGGGGCGTACATCGTCCGGCCTATCCATGCTGATTTCTAACGCTGGTAAGAGCATCAAACAGGTTATCGGTAACGTTGACCACGATGTTTTGACTCCGATGTTAGAACGTCAGTACCAACGTAACCTTCGCTATAGCGATGATCCGGATTTGATTGGTGATGTACAAATTGTTGCACGGGGCGCTATGTCGCTTGTGGTCAAAGAAGCTGAGGCTGTACGTAAGAATGAGTTCCTCCGTCTTGTACTGGAAAGCCCTGTGGCGCAACAAATTGTTGGTCCGGCGGGTACGGCAGAACTTATGCGCGACTTGGCAAGCAATCTTAACACGAACGTCGACCGCTTGGTCCCGAGCCGTGAAGACATTGAGAAGCAGCAGGCTATTGCGCAACAGCAAGCTATGATGCAGCAGATGGCTGCACAGCAGGCCGCTAACCTACAAGAAGATGGAACAGAACAGGGTGGACGGCAAGATAACTACATCAGCCCGAAGCCTAATGGACGCTAATGTGTCTATCTGTTGACACGTTAACACGTATATAATAAATTGAAGACATGATTGATCTTAATAATGCCGACACCCAAGCAGTAAAAGCACTGGTACGGCTAAGAGAGCCGGGAAACGAAGCATTCTTAAGATTAATTCAGGCGGAGCTTGAGTCCGCCAAGCAGAAGCTAGTTACGGCATCCGACATGGTACAAATCCACCGGATGCAAGGGCGAGCAGAAGCATTGCAAGATTTGCTGACGGCGGTTGATGAATCGCCCAAGGTAGAAAACCGCGCATACCGCGCATAACACGAGAAGCACACCATAACGGGAATAGCATACCCACGGGACGCTAAGAACAGAGTTGGTGCTTTAAGGAGAAAATGATGGCCTTGCCAAAACAGGTGCAAGCTCAGCTTGCTGAAGTGGAAGAACTAGAGAAAACGCTGAACGCCCCGAAGGAAAAGAAGTCTAAACCCAAAGTGGTTGAGGTTTCAGAAGACCAGACGGATACCGAAGCAGAAGTATTAGTCGAAGCTGAAGAAGCGATTGAACCTGAGGAAGTAAAGCCAGCTGACACGTCACTGACGGACGTAGCGGCCAATGAATTTGAGCAAAAGTACAAGACCCTGCGTGGTAAGTACGATGCTGAAGTCCCACGATTGCACCAGCAGGTGCGGGATTTGAGCGCTCAGCTGGAAGAGTTTCGTGCCCAGCTAGCTGAGAAGCCCAAGGAAGTTGAGCCGACGAAGGCGAAAGAGAAAGTCAGTTATGTAACCGATGCCGACCGAGAGGAATTTGGCGAGGAACTGATCGACGTTCAACGTCGTGTTGCCAGAGAAGTGGCCCAAGACTACGAGGACCGCTTTGAAAAGCAAGAAAAGCTAATCCAGAAGCTGGAGGCTCAACTTGCAAGCACTGGTAGCAAGATTGGAGAGATGAGCTTTAGCCAGAAGCTAGCAGCGCTAGTACCTGACTTTGCTGAGATCGACAAAGATGAACGTTGGATTGCGTGGCTAAACGAGTATGATCCTATGCTCCGAGCGCCGCGTAGGGAAAGTGCAACTAAGGCTTTTCAGGCCGGAGATGCTGAAGCTGTAGCAGACTATGTTAATCTGTTTAAGCAGACGCTCCTGTCAGTAGAAGCAGTTGACCCGCGTCAGTCCCGTAAAGCCGAACTCGAGAAGCAGGTTGCGCCAAATCGTTCCGCAAGTTCTGTTGCGACTAAGAGCGTAGGTAGAGATGCTAAGGTCTACTCCGAACGAGAGATTCAAGGCGCTTGGACCAAGATACGCAATTTGAACAGCAGAAACATGTACGACGAGGCGGCCAAACTTGAAGCTGAGATAACTGCTGCATACCTCGAAGGCCGAGTACGCTGAGTACATCTGTTAACGGGTGAGCAGTTATTGGAAAACCGATAAACTCTAAGGAGGCCAAAATGGCTGCTGTATTCCCTGTAAATGGCGATTTCGCCACAAACCCGTCCTACTCGGGCGGTTTCATCCCACAACTGTGGTCCAATAAACTTAACGCGAAGTTCTACGCGAACACCATGATGACTGAAATCGCCAACACCGATTGGGAAGGCGAGATCAAGAACCAAGGTGACACGATCCGTATCCGCACTGCACCGTCGATCACTATCAACGACTACGCAGGCGCTGGTACTACTCTTGCTTCTGAAGTTCCTGCACCTGTCTACACCGACATGCAGATCGACAAAGGTAAGTACTTCAGCGTTCAGGTCAACGACGTGCTGGCTCACCAAGCTGACATGGACCTGATGAACATGTTCACCGACGATGCGGCTAAGCAGCTGAAAATCGCTATTGAGAACGACTGCTTCTATGAGTGGTTCGTAAACAACGGCGCAGCAGCAGCTAACGCAGGCGCAACTGCCGGTGCATTGTCTGCTGAGTACGACCTTGGTACTGACGCGGCACCAATCGACCAGTCGACTCCGGGCAACGTACTGAAGGCTATCCTTCGTATGTCGGCTGCTCTGGACGAGCAAAACGTTCCTGAAGAAGGCCGTTGGTTGATTATCACTCCGTACGACCGTCAGCTTCTGATGCAAACTGACATCGCTCAGGCGTACTTCACTGGCGACGCTTCAAGCACCATCCGTACCGGCAAGATCGGTATGCTGGACCGCTTCGAAGTGTACGTATCTAACCTGCTGCCAAAAGGCGGTGCGGACTTGGGTATGGTTGCTGGTCTGTCTGCAACAGCTTCTGGCGCGGCTTCTGCCGGTGCTAAGAACCGTCGCATGATGGTAGCGGGTACTAAAGCAGCGTGTGCGTTCGCTTCGCAAATCAGCAAGACTGAGCCTCTTCGCAACCAGACTGACTTCGGCGACATCGTTCGCGGCTTAGCCGTATACGGTCGTAAAGTGGTTAAGTCTGAAGCGCTGGTAACTGCACTTGTAGGCGCAGCGTAACAACTGTCCTAGTGGGGGAGGCTCCGGCCTCCCCTTACTCTACTAACAGGAGGTTGTTATGGATGTTTTAGAAGCGATAAAATCACTCAAAGCTGACATGGTCTCGAACCGTGCTATCGCCCGTGTAAACGGCGTAGCTACAATCGTTGCCCGTGTGGTTGGTAATGAGCTGGTTTTGACAGAAGAAGGCAAAGCGCTAGCCGCAAACATTAAGCCTGAACCCGCTGAGAAACCCACCTCAACCACAACGACTAAGAAGGCTCCGCCTAAAAAGCGTGTTCGCGCACGTAACGCAGACGGGACTTTGAAGGGCGATGACCCTAGTACACCCGATG